GTTTCAATCCTGCAAGCAGGTCGGGCGGTCTTTCGACGGCTACCTCTCTAGTATAGCCTGTGGGGTGTCTGGAATCAAGGTTTTGCGAGGCACTGAGAAAAATGGGTATTCATGTGGATGAGCTTTTCATACTTTTCGTCCGTCGTCTCGCTTGTGGAGTCCTGCGAGGCAGCGAGCGTGGCATCTCTCTCTTTGAGTGCCTCGCGCTGTGTACAAGCAGTTAATAGGAGGTGTTCTATGAAGTTGGATGGTGCGAAGAGTGTTATTGAGCACTTTATAAGGGACTGTGAAGTTAGGCCGCTTTCTCCTTACACGCTAAAGAATTATCGTCACCATTTGGGCTTGCTTGCCCATTTGTTGAAGGTTCTTTGTGATGTAACTGATCTTGAGCAGGTGACAGTTCTGCATTTGCGTGAGTGTGTGGCCTGCCTTTTAAAGACTCCTCTGGTTTCTCTGGCTAGTAAGTATAGTGATAATCCTTCGCCTTTGGATGTCAATACGGTTCGTGCTCATGTTCGCGTGTGGAAATCTTTCTTTGGTTGGTGCTACCGAGAGGAGCTGATAGAGAGAAATCCTGCTGATCGTCGGCTTGCGCTTCCTAAGCCGCTTAAGAAAGTGACAGAGACGTTCAGCGATGAGCATTTACAGAAGATACTTTCTTCGTGTGATCTTTCTACTGATGAGGGTTATCGCGATTATATTGTTTTACTCCTGTTGTTGGATACGGGTGTCCGTCTTGCTGAGATAGGAAATCTCCGTTTGGAGGATTTTCACGATAGCTATATCAAGGTACTTGGTAAGGGTCGCAAGGAGCGTGAGATAGGTTTGCACCCCGAAGTGGGTAAGATGCTTTGGAGGTATATTCATAAGTTTCGTAAACCTGTTCATCCTGATGAGCCTTCTTTATTCTTGAGTTGCGGGAAGAGAAACCGTGGACAAGCTTTTAGGGCTGGTGGGGTTTCTAGTCTTTTGAGAAGAATTAAGAGGGTTACGGGTCTTGATGTTGATGCTAATGTGCGTTTGTCTGCCCATACTTTCAGGCATACTTTTGCAAGGATGTATATGGAGCAGGGCGGTGAGATATTGAGCCTTTCTCGCGAATTAGGGCATAGTGATGTAGGTACGACCAGGACATATGTCGAGCGATTTGGGAGTACAGAGGCGCGTAGGGAGCATACTTCGCATTCTCCTATTGCTCGTTTAAACCTGAAAAAGCAGCAGAAGAGGAAACCGAAACGTGAGTAGACAAAAATGAAAGATATTCCTGCTTGTTAGGCACTTTTTAGGCGGGAGTATCTTTCTAGGAATGGGTAAAATAACACCGTTAAGCAGGTGAAAACGCTTAGCGGTTGTTTGCGTTGCTCTGGCCTGTGGTGGGATGTGAGATATATTTTTTATGGTTGGTTGGTTTCGGTATGGAGGGGGATACAAGCGGGAGTACTCCGCGAAGTCGCGCTCGAAGGGCGGCCAGAGCATCACCCCGGACGTATTTGCAACGGGTGGCTGCGCTTTGCCTGTAAGTGCGGCGTCGGGGGTGCTATCGCTGTAGCTGGCGGTCACGTTGTCCTGCAGCGTTGCGAGCAGGTAGAGCGTCGTACTGCCCACCTGCGAGCGATAGAGGTTGCGCCCGATGACCGTATTGGTGGCTGTGCCAGGGATGAGCGTCGCATTGGGGCCGGTAGGGATGGAGAGCAGCGCTACCTTCTGGTTGCCGGAACTGGTGATCACCTGCGTCAACGGCGAGGGTGGAGTTTCGCCACCTGGCGTGAGAAAGGTGACCGCGTACTGGTACGTGCCGATGCCCAGGGCTGCGCCAGCGACCGCTGTTGCGCCCATTCCTGCTCCCGGAGCCGCGAAGCCTGATCCATAGGCCTGCAAGGGGTACAGCACGCGCTCGATCCACCACACGGGATAGGACGCGTTCCAGGGGACCGGGTAAGGATAGGTGCGCTGGTAGGGCTGCGTTGGGAGATCGACAAAAACAATGTTCGGGTAATACTGAGAGTACCTGTCCACGGCCTTATCAATGGCGCGATCCAGGTCCGAGGTGGCCCAGCGCTGACTTGAGCTGCCCAGGGGATCGAATAGATCCTGCCGAACCGCTGTCTCGATATCTGCAAGAAGCATATGCGTATACTCCGTAGATTGACTGCTGGCGATTGCTTCACATAACGTAACCATGGGTATAGAGCGTAACGGTGCAGGTGCCGGCGTTGGCCTTGATATCGACCTTGCCCGCGCTGTCTACCTGCAGAAGACCCATGCCGCCGAGCGTATTGCCGGCGACCGCCAGGGCGCCGATGGTCGCGTATGTGGTCATGTTCGCGCCATGCGGGGCCAGCTGGATGTTGGCGCCCACGCTGGGACTGCTGAAGAAGGCTTTGTACAATATTCCGGCAGCGTTCTGAGGAATGCCTGAACTGCCACCCGTGAGCGTGTAGGTATTGATGCTGCCTGATGCGATGCTGACGCTGCTAATCTGCAGGTAGCCAGGGACGAAGGTCAGGCGCCCCGGCGGCGGCGTAGGGAAACCGCTCGTCCCGTTGGCGAAGGTCGCCAGGACGACTGCGTCCTGTGGATTGTGCTCGTCGAAGAACAGCACCGCGCAGAGCGCATTCGGGACAGCGGAGGTGCTATCGAGATGATTCGCCACCGGAACGCCCGCGAGCGCATACGAGGTGGCTTCAAACAGGAGTACCGCGGCTGTGTAGGTTGTCGGATCGAATGATTGCAGGATGCCGCGCTTAATGATCATTGCTGCCTGTCTCCTCTCTTGCTGGAAAAGAGGGCGACCTTGAGGCCACCCTCCCCGCTTCATGCGTTCATGCGTCGTTGGTCATGGTGCCGGGCGATTGAACATTGTCGCCGCCCGCGCAGGCGTGAAAGCTGCCCGCTGTATAGCTGGTCCCGAGCAGCGCGTTGAGGTTCGTCGCGATAGTGGCGAACGTCTGCGTGCCGCTGGCATCGACGCGACAGAACGTGCCGTCCTGCGGCAGCGCGGCGTCGCTGGTCGATTGGAAGATGCACAGCGTGCGTGGATTGAGGTAGCTACCCGCGGGAACCGTCTGCCCTCCGTTGTAGCGTCCATAGGTCATCTCTAGAAGGTCAAGCATGGTGTGATTCCTTTCTCCTCGCGTGAGGAACGAAAAATGCGCTATATCTCTACCCATGTGATGGTGGTGGCCCAGCTATTGGCGCCGCTCAGGTTAGAGTAGAAGGCGATGCCGTTGCCAGGCGGTACGGCGAAGACGTTGCCGTTGAACAGGACCTGGGTGAAGGTATTGCTGGCACTGCCGACGCTCGCGACGATCGTGCCAGCCGGAGTGACATTGGTGTTTGTCAAGGAACAGGAGGCGACGCTGCTCGTTGCGCTGCCCGCCTTATTATTCGTGGCTGAGACGCTGGTGCCCAGGGCAGGATCGCTCGTGGTCAGATTGAGCTGGTTGAAGCTGTTGTTTCCGATAATGTAGGCAACGCTGAAGACGATGAGCGTCTTGCCACTGGCACCGGGATTGAAGATGCTGAGTCCGCCCATAATCGACCCGGCGGCGGTCAGCTTGCCCGTGGTGGCTGAAAATCCCTGCCCGTTTGCAATCCACGCCCTGACCTGATCTTCCGTGATCACGGGATTGTTGACCGAGTGCGCCGTGCCGTTGACCTGGTTGAGGTTGACGGCCTGCTCCGTGGGGAGATTGCCGACGTTGACGGTGCCGCTGACGGGCTGGGTGGCCGGGAAGTTGTTGATGCCAATCTTCCCGCTGGCGTCGATCGCCATCTTGTTGGCCGGCGTTGTGGGATCGGCGATGTTGACGGTAGAGCCGCCACCACCGCCGCCACCGACGGCGACATTGACCAGCAGATTGCCCGCCGTATCGACCTGCAGAGCCTGGCCCTGGCTGCCGGATTTCAGCGCGCCGACCAGCGTGGAGCCATCGGCGTTAGTAAAGCCTGACATGAGAAGTTTTGCCTTTCCTGATGCTCATTCAATATTCATCACAGTAATATCCCTTGCTAGATGCCCGTAACACTATATCCCCCTGTATAATCCCCTGTAGTCTGTTACGCAACCACCGTATTCTTGTCTAACTTTATAGCTGATGGCGTCCTGTGAAAAATTCAGCCCGAGTAAAGGAGAATCCTGGATAAAGAGTGCCGGATTGACCTGTCCCCCGACAAAGCCGATTTCGACGGTATCGACCTCGCGTGGGTCTGCGACGAGGAACCATTGGGTTGTGCTGCTGAGTTGCGGCGAGACGATCGGTGTGACGTAGCCGAGCATCGGGTTGATGTCGTTGTTGTTGCTACCAGGGGCGCCCGCGCTCTTCGTGATCACCATGCTGGTCCATTCCAGCTCAGCCGGGACGACGAGGAAGCGTGGGCGCAGGCCCAGGCGCTTGCCCGCGTAGTTGGTCTGTTCGCGCATGGCCGTGACGCCACCTTGCAGCGCGGCTGTGGAGAGCGCGCTGGCTCCCAGGTTGCTATGTGGGGCGCCGCTGGTGAACAGGAGGCTGCCGTCGTAGATGGTTGGATTGCCGGATAGAAAGCCGTAGACGAACTCTGCCAGGGTGTAGGCGGCGGCTACCGCCAGCTTGGTCGGAATCTGTTTGATGGCCTGCAGATCGTCATTGACGATTACTTCGCGCGAAACAGTTACAAGGTTTCCGCGCTTTTGTGGTACATAAGTCGCCGCCGAGTCGGTCATGGTGACGGCGGTGTAGGCGCTATCTTCGGCGACGATCGGCAGCGAGCCGAACGCGCCCAGCCTGACGCGGCTCTGTTGTTTGAAGTCGCGTATAGG